ATACCGTATATCTGAGACTTAAAGTCATCATTGACAATACGTGGATGTTCCTTACAGAACTCACGGAATAACTTAGTCATACCCTCAGCGTGCATAGTCTCATCACGAATAGACCATTGTACAATCTCGGACATCCCTCGCATCTTACCAAAGCGACTGTAGTTAATCAACATGACAAAAGCACTAAAGAGACTCATGCCCTCATTGATTGCACTACGGGCCACAGCCAACGCTAGGCCTGAGTAGCTAGACGTATCAATGTTAGACATGAACTCCAGTTTGTCCTTCATTTCGTCTACTTCTGTGAAAGCACTGAATTCTTCTTCTGGTAAGCCTAATGTGTCGTTTAATAGCGCATAACTCCTCTGGTGGACAAACTCACGGTTAGCGAATGATGTTAACATGGAACGTATCTCGTTGTTCTTGAACCTAGGGATATAGTGCTCAAGGTAATTAGTACCTACAGCTACGTCGGACTGAGTGAATAACCGTAGTATCTGTGTAATATGGTTAATCTCATTAGGTGTCAACGTAGTACGCCACTGAGACACATCGTCCTGTAGTTTAGCTTCCCATTCGCCCCAATGTAACTTCTCATGGTCCACAGCGTAGTCCACGGCCCAAGGGTACTTGAAGGGCTTATAGGCAATGTTATTCTCTAGTAAACTCATAGGTCAGCCTCCTTCACAAATATACCGTCAATCATCTTACCTTTACGGTCCTTAATGTCCCCATAAGCCTGCTCAAGACACTCAAGTATCGTCAGGCCGTTACGTTCAGCAATGTTGATTAAGACTACGATAATGTCTCCTATGTCGTCCTTAAGGTCAACGCCCTCTGATATATTGGCCTGTAATTCTAGGACTTCTTCTAGTAACTTCATGAACTGTTGTTTATCCGTAGAACCTTCGATTAAGTTACGGTCATGGTGCCATCGTTTAATTAGGCTCAGTAGTGTTTCAATTCTTGTTTTATTCATTATATTAACCCTTGGTTCTCTAGATACTTCTTCTGTATACATACAGTAAAATCATAGTCAATGTCAAGGAACTTCTCTAGGAAGTCCCTGTAACGTGTTGCCTCCATGTCAGCCTTAGACTCACATTCTACCTGAAAGATAGTCTCAGAGTTATTAGGTTTTCCTTTGTTAAAACGTATTACATAAGTGTTCACTTTTCATCCCCTGTTCGTTTTTTATATATGTTCAATAAAAATGGACGCCACCTTTAAATGGACTAGGCTCTTAGGTATGTGTGTGAATTCTCTTTACCCTTGACAACTTAAGCATTCATCGTCTAGCGCTTGACCTTCATAGTCCTTTAGAGCGTCTCTCTGGACCTGTGAGCCTACTTTGTCAGCAGTCTTGCCTGCGGTAGTCCGTAAGTAATAAAGTCCCTTGAGACCTTCCTTGTACGCTTTTAGGTGTACTTTGTTGACATACCCTTTGTCACTACCCGAAGGGAAGAACAAATTGACACTCTGGCCTTGACAAATGAAACCCTGTCGCTTAGCTGCATGTTCCACAACCCAGCCTTGGTTTAGTTCAAAGGCAGTCTTGAAGACGTTCTTATCGTGTTCTGTGAGAAACTCTAGGTTCTGTACGCTACCGTCGTCCTTTAAGATACGTGCCCATGTTTCTTCGTTGTTCTGCTCGTACTCCGTGAGTAGTCTGTCAAGGTGCTTATTCTTAACAAAGTGAGCACCTGCCCGTGTTCTATGGGTATAGACATTAGCCTTTATAGGCTCAATACTGGCGCTGCAATCACATATAATGCTAGAATTAGCGTTAGGAGCAATAGCAAGTAAATGTGCATTGCGTACTCCAAAGCCTTTGCCGTCAGGACATTCTCCACGTTCCTCAGCCAAGACATAAGTTTGCGACTCCGCCTGCGACTTGATGTCTTTAAATATCTTATAGTTCTCACTAGTAGCCTCCCAAGATTCCCAAGCAATATTTTTAGACTGTAGGTAGCCATGAAAACCCATAGCCCCAATACCAATAGAACGTTCACGGTAGGCGCTATAACGAGCCTTGTCAAGTTCTTCTGGTGCATGAGCAATAAACTCCTCTAGTACGTTATCAAGGAATGTCACTAGGTCCGCAATTAGCGAACTTTCCTTCCATTCATCATAGGTCTCTAAGTTAACTGAGGATAGACAACAGACCGCTGTGCGTTCATCGTCAGTCGCTAGGTGTATCTCGTTACATAGGTTACTGCCGTTAATCTTAAGCCCTAGTTTCTTTTGGTAGTCTGGTAAAGCCTTATTAGCTGTGTCAATAAAGTTAATGTAGGGACTACCAGTTCTAAAGCGTGCCTCAAGGATCCGTTGCCATAGCTCACGAGCACGTACAGTCTCCACAACGTCTCCCGTCTCTGGAGCTCGTAGGTTCCAAGCGCCATCGACTGCTACGGCCTCCATGAACTCGTCAGTAATGTTCACAGCGTTAAACAGGTTAAAACACTTACGGTTAATGTCACCGCCCGTAGGCGTCTTGAATTGGATGAACTCTACGATGTCAGGGTGACTAATGTCTAAGTATGCCGCATAGCTACCCTTGCGTGTCTTGCCTTGTTTATAGGCAGTCATCTGTGAGTCAGTTACCTTAAGCATCGGTATGACTCCTACGGACTTCTTAGTGATGCCTCGTACGTCAGACCAATGACCTCCTACTCCTCCTCCCTTGACCGATAGCCACGCAGTCTCAGCATGGTGTTCAATAAGGCCCTCTACGGTATCTGGGACATAACCTAAGAAACAACTGATAGGTAGGGCCTTGTGTTCTTTATTGGGCTTAGGAGCGTTACTCAGGATTGGGCTAGAGAACATAAACCAACCTTTAGACACGTAGTCATAGATACGTTGGGCTAAGTTTAGGTCACCTGCGCTGTAGGCTACTGAGGCCCGTGCATAGGCCTCCTGCGGTGACTCCTCGCCATCGGCCATGTAGAAGTCTTTAAGTAACTTTAGGGCCTGTTCAGACAAACGACCGTCTCTTTCTAAATCAATGTTAATCCCATACGCTTTGTCTTTTGTCATAGCTACTGCCTCTTTTTAGTATACTTTAATTAGCTTGTCTAAGTAATGTCGAGCCTTACGTAAGTCCTGTAGACCACCCTTGAACTCATAACGACTAATGTACTTAATGATGTTCCCCTTTAGGAACCCTTCGAATGCCTGTTCCGTCATGTTTGACTCCATGAAGTCCCACGGCTGAATCTCGCTGTCGTAGTGTTCTGGTGTTTCGAAGTTGTCGTCCCGTTTCATGGTGTCGTAATGCCAACCATCGTTGCCGTTTTGTCCGATAATGTCCATACGTTCCTCTAAAGCGTCCTTTAAGTCTGCTTGAGCGGTGCGTTGTTTCCATTTGTCCTGACGCTCCTTATACTTTTCATAAAGTTCTTGGGTATGCTTAATCATTTCAGCATGGTTTGAGTATTTAGTGTCGTCCATTAGTGAGCTCCTCCTGAGGCTAAGTGTTGCTTGATGTTTTCAGAGGCCTCGTTGATTTCTTCCTTGAATGTCATGAGCACGTAGTCATAGGACGCACGGGCTAAATTATGATGCTTGTCGGATAGACTCAAGAGCTCGTCGGTGTCGTCGAGACTAGGATCAGAGGCCATCATGTAGTAGTGGTCCGCTAGTCCCTTCTGATTATAGTACTCACTAATTGCATTAATTAAACGATATTCTCTGTTCATGGTTTCTCTCCTAACATCTTGTTAATAAACTTAGGAATTTCTTCCGATAAGTCTCCACCCTTATTGACTACAAAAGTAACCTCAGTCGTATGACCAACTAGTTTAATCTGGACTACATGGCCATTAGCGACCTTGTAGCAGTGTAAGTAATTAATGTACTTGTCGTCGTTTACGTGTTGTTCACCTGTCATACTTCATCCTCCATAAGATATGCTTCAATCTTTTCATAATTCTTTGTGATGATATCCTCGAACCTATCGGCCAACTGTTTCTCATCAATCTCTAGTAACTCTATTATCTCATAGATATCCATAGAATACAACATTCTTTCTATTAATTCATTGTAAGTATAACTCATTTGTTTATCCCCAAGTATTCCAAGAGTTCATCTATTGTCTCCTCAGTGAA